ATGTTTTTAATTTCGGCGACTTTTGGGCAGGAGTTGTGGGCGAAGGACGGCAAGGTGTGCTTCTTCTATATCGGGAGCCGCTGCCTTGCGTCGAGATAAACGGTCTTTGCATTGCTCCGTTGCGCATCCGGTTCGAATCGGGATTCCCGGTCTTTGTACCGGAGCCGTGGAGTGCAAAATAAAAAGTGACCTGTTACAGTTGTTTTCGGTAGTGGATAGGGAATTGATTTCGCTTCGCCTGTCTTCAAACGTCACGACTCGGCGGCTCGAACGGAGTTCGTCCGGGTCTCGCTGCTCCGTTTGTTCGAATGGGGTTCTCCTCCCCTTGTCCCGTTGCTCCGGAGAGTCAGTAATAAAAAAAGCGACTATTACAGTCGCTCTTGGTAGTGGATAGGGGATTCTAACGCCCGAAATCCGTCAAAAATCAATACTGATTATCAATAATATACAGAATTACAACATCGTTAAAAAACACCTTTTTGTCCCGTTTCTGTCCCGGGACATTCTAATCAATATGCACCGCAAAAGCCGTTAAACGATAATACTGGACGATATTCGTTTTTAGGTCGCGGATCACCTCAGCCTGATAGTCTAACAGCCCATTTGCACCAAGAGACTTTGCGTACTCTACGAACTTATCCAACATCTCATCCGAGGTTGGCTTGTGCCATTGTTTTTTCAAATGAGGCCCACTATGGTATAAATCATCAAAAGTTTTTTCCTCCTTTTTTACGGCTTCATCATTCAGATAGGTCACATCAAAGCCCGGAGTAAATTCAATACTGATTGTGGCGATAGGCCGATATTCAGCAGCAATCGTTGAAAGCGGAGAAATCATAAATCCAGCAGTCGTATAAGGGCGAAAATCCGTCATAAAACGAACCTCACTATACTTCTGGATAGCGCATGAGGACATCAAGAAAGCCACAGCTATAACTAATACTTTTTTCATTGGATTATTGGTACTACAATTTTTTGATTTCCAAATTGAACTACTTTGCAGCGGCACATCCGGCATCGCCTTCCGCCCGGACACCGGCACCCGACTCCACCGAGGTAGACAGACGTCCAATTGTCTGCTGCTGTTCGGTGATTAACTTCTGCTGGTCAGCTATTGTTCCCTGCTGAGAGCAGACCGTGTCTATCAACTGAGACATTTTATCAAATACCTCACGGGACATCGTCACCTCATTGTTTGAATTATCAGAATCAATAATTTGCACCATTGATGAGTCCTTGCTCTTATCCGATAATATTTTGCTGATATATTTTTCTGGAACCCGTCGGCCATTTTTCTCCATTTGAGAAATAAATCCCTGCCCTACTCCAAGATAATCAGCAAGTTCCTGTTGCGTCATTTTATTGGCGCGTCTAAATATTTTTAAATCAATACTATACATAGCATAACAATATTTTGTAATAAAATTATCAGCAAATTATTTGCATTATCACTATTTAATGCTCATATTTGCAGATGTAATTACAAAAGTAACGCATTTGTAATTACAAATATAAAACAATTTTAATCATTTCAAAATTCAACTCTATGTACACAAGTATTGAAAAGGCCCCGAGTTATGCGCCACAACTGCCGGACATTACCAAGGCCAAGAAAAACATCGTCGGAAAAGTTCGCCAACTGCTGACCGTCGCCCTGGGACGCGAGTTCATGGAACTCTCGACCCGCTACAAGGTTTACGGGCTCTATTTCTGCCTCTCGCTGATCGCTCTCTTCGCCTGGGACGAATCGCGGATCTGGCCGAACCTGCTGAACCTGCTGAATTTCGCCAACGCCGCACGGCTGGCGAATAAGACAGCGAAAAAATCGAGTGCCCAGAGATTAGGATAGTCGCTACACCACGCACTCGCGCCGAAGCTATCCGGGAGGGCCGCCAAGGCGACAAGGAGGGGCCTGGCCCCTTGGATGGCCGAGCCGGGCGCCCTCCTTGCTTTTTTTCAAACCACCAAACACCGGAACAATGAAAACGACAACACCAACAACAAAGGAAATCATCGAAATAATGAAACAGGCCAGCGACGCCCTGGACAGGTTCAACAAGGCGCACCGCCATCTCGACGTCTGCGAAAAGACGGAAGCCGACCTGGAGTTATGGAGCAGCAACCTGCGCTGCCATGCCACAACGCTCAATTCCCGGATAATTTACAAATAACCAATACCGCCATGAAAGAACAAACATTGAAGGAACTCTACACAACGCTTGATCCGAACGAGCAAGCGAACATGATCCGCTTTTTCGGGGCAAAGCTATTTGTCAACCCCACAACGGCGGTCTACTATCTACGCGGGTATCGCCAACTGCCGAAACTGAAACAGCCGGTATTGGCCGAATACGCCGAAAAAACATACGCCGTCAAACTCAAATTCTCGTGACCATGTATTGCGACAAAGACAATCAGGGCCGCTACGCCATAATGGACCTCGACAAAGAGCAGTTCGAAACAATCCGTCGTGCACTGAATGCCTACCGTTCCGGTATGGTTCAGAGAGGAATCCCCGCAGGATATGCGGCACATTTCTCCGAAACACTCATACAATACGAACGCGCCGGCGAGATTGTGCGGCATATCGAAAAAAACCTATAAACACAATCGGGGGGGGAGTCCGAGGGGGACCACTCCACAACATGGGAATAATGATACCACAAGAAGCAATAGACCAACTAAACGACCTCGACATCGTTCGCGTGCTCCAAGACGATGGCCTCGAACTGAAACGGGCCGGTTCCTTATATGAATGTTGTTGCCCTTTCCACGGGGAGAAAACGCCCTCCTTCAAAGTATCGAGCGCCAAGGGCATCGCACATTGTTTCGGGTGCGGCAAAACCTGGGGGCCGATCAACTTCATCATGGAGCGGCGGACGCTGACCTTCGTGGAAGCCTGCCAGCATTTAGGCAATATGTACGGCATCAAATGGGACGAGAAGGAACCCACCCCCGAGGAACTGGCCGCACGCTTCGAGCGCGAACAATTATTCCGGGCCAACGATTTCGCGGCCGAATTTTTCCGGGACCAATACAAACTATCCGAAGCCGCCCAGAAATACGCGCAGGGGCGCTGGAGCGACGCGATCATCGAAGAATGGGGGATCGGCTATGCCCCGCACAAAAACGCCCTCCTCCGTCATGCCAAGGATAAAAAGGCGAATATCGACGACCTTATCAAAGCCGGACTTATCAAAGTGAGCGGCGAGGACGGGCACTACTACGACGCCTTCATCGGCCGCCTTATGTTTCCGATCCGGAACCGGACCGGGAACCTCGTCGGCTTTTCCGGCCGCATCATCAACCCAAAGAAAAACGCCGAAGGGAAGGAACCGCCCAAATACATAAACACCTCGGAAACCCCGATTTTCAAAAAAGGCGAAACCTTATTCGGCTATTTCGAGGCCCAGCGCATCGCGGCCCGCCGCGACCTGCTTAACATCGTCGAAGGCCAGCCCGACGTGATCCGGCTGGCGAGCATCGACCAGCAGAACACCGTGGCCCCGATGGGCACAGCGCTAACATCGAAACAAATCAACCTCGTGAAAAAAATTGTTTCGAAAGTCGTGCTGATCGGCGACAACGATCCGGCCGGGCAAACGGCCATAGTAGACCACGGCGAGCGGCTGGTGGCGGCCGGACTGAATGTCCGCGTCATGACATTATCCGACGGTAAATCCAAAGACGCCGACGAATATTTCAAATACAAAGGGAACACCTACGACGAAGCCCTGGCCCAGAGCACGGCCGACTTCGTGGACTTCATGTACCAAAGCAAAATGCCGGGCGCCATATCCCAGAACGACCGGCTCGACGCAATAAACTACATCTGCGGCCTGCTCATATCCTACAACGAAACGCTGGCCCGCATGTACCTCGACAAATTCGGGAAGGAGGACAAGCAGGGTAAAATCTGGAACGAGACCTTTTACAAACTGAAAAACAAACGCCAACTCGACAGCATCCGCGAAAAGAAGCAGGAGCAGGCCGACCTGGTAGAGAAATACGGGTTCTATGTGCAAAATAACTGCTACTACGGAACGGTAGCAAAGGTCGGAAACGCGTTGCAATGGACCAATTTCGTAATTCGGCCTATTGTACTGATATGGGATGGCCCGGCCTCCTACCGCATGTTCGAGATCGAGAACGCCAACCACGAAAAGTGCCTTATCACGTTGCCCCAAGACCAAGTAACGACACTCGACAATTTCCAGAAGAACATCGAAGGCAAGGGCAACTACATCATCGAGGCGGTCGTTGCGAAACAGCAGTACACCCAACTGAAAAAGTACATCTACGAGCAGACGCCCACGGCCCGGGAAATCCAACAGCTCGGCTGGCAGAAGCAGGGCGAATTTTTCGCGTGGGGAAACGGCGCCTTCGACGGCGAAACCTTCATCCCGGCCAACGACTACGGATTGATCCAGGTCGGCGACAAACTCTACTACCTCCCGGCCGCATCCAAGGAGAACCGCGAGGACACGACCACCTACAACCTGCACCGGAAATTCGTCTACGTGCAGCAGAACACCGTAACGCTCGAAGAATATGCCCGGCAATGTATCGACGTATTCGGCGACAACGCCAAGGTCGCGCTCTGCTTCTACTTCACCACCCTATTCTCGGACATCGTGCGCAGCACTATCGAGAACATGCCAATTCTCGATATGTTCGGCCCTCCGTCCACCGGCAAGACCCAAATGGCCCGCGCAATCGTGGCCCCGTTCCAGATCAACGCCGAGTCGATCAACCTCCGCAATGCGACGCAGGCATCGCTGGGCGAGGCAATCGCCGAGGTGTCGAACGCCGTGGTGCATATCGACGAGTTTAAGGAGGACATCGACCCGAAAAAAATCGAGTTTTTGAAGGGTATCTGGGACAATAGCGGCCGCAGCAAAATGAGCATGGACGGCAAGAAGAAGCGTACCATGACGGCGATAAGTTGCGGTCTGGTGCTGACGGGCCAGGAAATGACGACATCCGACAACGCCCTTATGTCCCGAATCGTCATGCTGACCTTCTACCAGTCCAAGCACACCGAGGAGGAGGAACAGCGCTACAAGCAATTCAAAATCATGTGCAACCGCGGCCTTTCGCACCTAACGCACGAAATCCTCCGCGAACGCCGCAAAGTCAAAATCGGGTATCGGGATGCCTACGACCTCACAAACGCCGAACTCCGCGCCCGGACGCACGGCGTGATCGACCGAATCCTCCAGAACTGGAGCAGCCTGCTCGCCACACTCCGAATCCTCGAAACGTCCCTGCCGCTTCCGTTCACGTATGCCGAAACCCTCGAAATCGCCGCGCGGCTCTGCCAGATACAGAACGAGAAGGCCGAACAGACGAACGAACTCGCGGGATTTTGGGCAGCCATAGACTCGCTGGCCAGCCTCGGAAAAATCCAGATGAAGGCCGAGTACAAGATCGTACCGGGGCCAGAGTGGTGTTTCACCAAGAAAAATGAACGGAAGGAACTGCCAGACGGCCGCGAATATCTGCTCCTCTATTTCGGACCCGCCGCGGACCTCTACACGATGCACAGCAAAACCCTCGGTGTGCGCTACCTGCCGAAATCATCCCTACAAGAGTATTTGAAAAAATCCGACGAGTTCATGGGTACGAAATCCGGCGTCCGGTTCCTCCCGCACCTCGGAGTCGGCGGAGGCATCAACGAGAACGAGGGAGCGCAAAGCAAGGTTACGTCGGCTATGGTGTTCGACTACACCCTGCTGAAAGAAAAATACGAAATAAGCCTATCCATGTCTGCTTATGGAACCGGGGACGACTCGGAACCGGTGCCGGAATCGGACACGGAGGACAAACCTTTTTAATCACTAAAATATCAATCCTATGTACAAGGAAAACGAAAAAAGCGAGAACCCGAAGCGGGAGTGCTGGGAAAGAATCGCGGCCGTAATCAAAATGGCCCAAATGACAACCAACGGCTTCGCCCGTCATATCGGGTTGGCCCGGGGCGAAAACCTCTACCAGATCAAGCGCGGGAACAACGGCGTCTCGCTCGACGTGGCCGACCGGATCGTCGCCAAGTTTCCCGAAGTAAGCAAACTTTGGCTGCTGACCGGCGACGGCCAAATGATTAACGGGGATGCACCAGCTGGACCGTGGTCGAACATCGGGACACCAAACAGCAAAGCGTTTTTAGGGTTTGCAGCGGCGCTGTTGCTCCCAGAGTTGGTCAATAAATCCGAATGCCGCGACCCCTACACTTTGGCCGTGGATCATGCCGAGAAACTCGTGGCGGCACTTGCAAAGAAAGGAGGGCAACAATGAAATTCAAACTCGTTGCAGCTCGAACGCCTCGGGACACAGATAAACTCAAAAAATGCACCACAGAACTCGAACGTCTGAAGATCATATTCACCAGCGGAAAACCCCGCGCCAGTCATTGCATAGACATTCAAACGATGACGGATTTTTATGCTCCAGAAATCGGGCGTTATCGAATATATCCGGAGGGCCGAAAAGGAGGTTACCGGTTTAAAACGGCAAAAGAGGCATTCGACGCCGCCTGCGAAATGTATAAATACCTCATTCATAAAATCAAAGAATTGGAGGGACAACAATGAAAAGCATCGGTTTTCTCGAAGAATTGCAGCGCGAAGTCGTTGCGCGGCACAAGACGGAAACACGCCGGCTGACAGGCCCGCAGCCAGACGATTATTTACTCAATCCTCGCGGCGATTTCATCCTTCCAGATGGTAGTCGCGCGGACCTTCTGGCCCGTTATCACCTCATTCGTCCCCGGTACAAGGTCGGCGAAGTTATCTATATCAAAGAACCATATATCGACGACCTGGACCCCGACAGGGTATTTTACAAGTACAATCCGGCAGACATCCAAGCCCTGCAAGACCTCGGATATGGAGAATACCTCGACAAACCCGGATTCTGGAGGAATAAGCAATCCATGCCGGCAAGACTGGCCCGTTACTTCCTTCGGATAACGGCCAGGCACGGCGAACGGCTACAAGACATCACCGAAGAAGCTGCAAAGCGAGAAGGTGTACGACCATTTGCCTCCATCGAAGGGCATTACGTCCACTATTGTCCGGAACTACATTTTACCAAAGAAGAGCTCGTAGACGGCTATCCGCATTGTAGCAACGCAATCGCCAGTTTCCAGACTCTAATGGAAAGGCTCGAAGGTCGCGGAATTTGGGAAAAGAACCCCTTTGTGTGGGTGTATAGCTTCGAATTTACAACTGAATTAACAAGGTTCGAACGTCGGCATTATGGACTCAAATAAAACTATTATCCGGGTATTCCCAACCAAAACAAGCGCGACACCCAACGACGACCTCGTCCGCATACACACAACACCTTCTTTGTTCGACGAGGCCGACGAGGTGCACATTTCAGTTACGTTTACATGGGACATTCCTTGGGCCGAGTGGGCCGCGAAACAATGGGGTGCAGTCGCTCCGGTCAAAGTCGGCGGCCCAGCCTATAACGAACCCGGCGGGGAATTCGTACCAGGTATGTACATGAAGAAGGGTTACGTCATCACGTCGCGCGGCTGTCCGAACCGCTGTTGGTTCTGCACCGTGCCCAAGCGGGAGGGTGGGAAGCTCCGCGAGCTGCCCGTCACGGACGGCTGGATCGTCACCGACGACAACCTGCTCGCCTGCTCGCCGGAGCATATAGACGAGGTTTTCGTCATGCTCGCCCAGCAGCCGCACCGCCCGCAATTCACGGGCGGGCTGGAGGCTGCGCTGCTGACCCCTGGTATGGCCTCGCGCCTGCGGAGCCTGCACCCCGCGTCGCTGTTCTTCGCCTACGACACGCCGAACGACCTCGAACCGCTCGTCGCCGCGGGGAAGATACTGCTCGACGCCGGATTCACCAAAGCGAGCAACAACCGGCGGTGCTACGTGCTGATCGGCTACCGGGGCGATACGTTCGAGAAGGCGCAGGCCCGGATGGGCGACGTGTGGCGGGCTGGATTCATGCCTTTTGCCATGCTCTACCGTGACCAGAAGGGCGACTGCGACAAAACATGGCGACACTTCCAGCGCGAGTGGGCCAACCCCACGATAACCGCTTGTAACTGCAAAAAATATTTCGGAGAATGAAACCACTTACACTATCCGACCTTCACACTCGCCAGGCATGGCCGCTTAACCAGAAAATAGACCATACCGTCGGTGCTATCGAGGCATTCGTCAACTATTGCAAGGAGCACGGCCGGGCGCCCTACGCGTCCTTCTCCGGCGGGCTGAATTCAACTGTATTACTCGACTTGGCGCGGCGCTACGTTGATCCGAATATGCCGGGCGTGTTCTGCTCGACCGGTAACGAGTACCCGGAAATCGTGCGGTTCGTGCGGCATACCAAGAACGTAACGATTATTCGGCCGACCATGACCCCGCGGGAGGTCATGGCCCGATATGGTTTTCCGCTTGTAAGTAAAGAACAGGCACATGCCATGCGTGATATTCAGACCAGTAAAAGCGAGAAATTGCGCAACTATCGCCTTTATGGTGATGGAATTCGAACATGCGGGATTCTTGCCCGCCGCTGGCGGTATCTGATAACGGAACCATACATGACTTCGGAAAAGTGTTACGAACTGCTCAAAAAGCGCCCGTTTGCAAAATACAATCGTTCGACACAAAGCCTACCGATGGTGGGTACAATGGCCGGCGAAAGTAAACGCCGCGAGATGACATACATTAATCGAGGCGGTTGCAATATCTTTTCGGATGATCCGACCAAGACACACAGCGCCCCGTTGTCGATCTGGACAAACACGGATTGCTGGGACTACATCCACCGATTTGACGTGCCCTATTGCTCGATCTACGACGTGCCAGGCATTGCCCTGCCGGGTTCGTGTTCTGGCGGGTCGCGCCCCCCCCCCGGGGGGGGGTCGCTTTCGCGTACTCTATTCCCTGCATCCGAAACTCTACCAAATGGCTATGAATTACACCAGCAACGGCTACACGCTACGCTACGCCCTCCGGCGGATGGGTGTGCAGCTACCAGACGAACAACCGGAACTTTTCTAAACATGGCAATTCGAATTTTATATGTAGACCTATTCTGCGGCGCCGGCGGAACCTCCACGGGCGTCGAACGCGCCCGACTCGGCGGCCGGAAGTGCGCAAAGGTGATCGCCTGTGTGAACCACGACGCGAACGCCATTGCATCGCATGCGGCAAACCATCCGAATGCGCAACACTTCACCGAGGACATCCGCACCCTGAACCTCGCTCCGCTGAAAGGCCACGTCGAAAAGGAACGCCGGCGCTACCCAAAAGCAAAGGTCGTACTTTGGGCGTCGCTCGAATGCACAAACCACTCACGGGCGAAGGGCGGCACAAGCCGCGACGCCGATAGCCGGACCCTGGCGGAACACTTGTTTCGCTACATCGAGGAGTTGCAACCCGACTACATACACATCGAAAACGTCGTCGAATTTATGGAGTGGGGACCGCTCGTTGTAAAGATTGCCCGCGACCCGGAGACCGGGTCCGAATATTGCCCGCTCGAAATCAAGCGCGATAAACGACACCGCGCCACATCCATTACTCCGGTGTGGATTCCCGATCCCGACAAGAAAGGAATCCACTACCGCCGCTGGGTGCAGCAAGTCCGCGAATACGGTTACAAATTCGAGCACCGCGTGCTCAACGCGGCCGACTTTGGGGCCTACACTTCCAGGGTGCGATACTTCGGACAATTCGCACGGCCCAAGTTGCCTATGGCGTGGCCCCAGCAAACACACGCGAAAAACCCGACCGCTGACCTTTTCTCCGAAAGTTTGAAGCCGTGGCGGGCCGTGCGCGAAGTGCTAAATTTCGAGGACCGCGGTGAGTCTATTTTCGCCAGGCGCAAACCGCTTGTAGACGCGACTCTCGACCGCATCTATGCCGGGCTGGTGAAGTTCGTAGCAGGCGGCGAGGACGCCTTCCTCGTAAAGTGGAACTCCCGGAACCAGAACACGGGTAAATACATCGCCCCAGACCTCAATGCACCATGTCCGACGGTAGCGACACAGAACCGGCTCGGCGTGGCCCGGGTAGACTTCCTTTCAAAACAATTCGGCGGCCAGCCTCAAAGCAAGAATATTCCCGTTACCGGCCCGGCCGGAACCATTACGACGGTCGATCATCACGCCTTTGTGTCCGCCTACTACGGTAACGGCTATAATTCCAATGTCAACCGGCCAGCGCCCACACTGACGACAAAAGACCGCTTCCAGTTGGTACAGCCGTTTATCGCAAACTATTATTCCGGGGGCGGGCAACTCCCCAGCGTGGACGAACCGAGCGAAACGTTGACGACAACGCCCAAACAACGCCTCGTAAACGCTCACTATCTAATGAATCCACAATACCGGTCCGCCGGCGGTTCCGTGGATGCCCCGTGTTTTACGCTGATCGCCCGGATGGACAAACGCCCGCCGTACCTGGTATCGGTTGAGCAGGGTGTCCCGGCCTGGCATATCTGCCCCGACGACAGCCCGGCAATGGTACGGGTCAAAGAGTTCTGCATTCTTTACAGAATCGTGGACGTAACAATGCGAATGCTCCGGATTCCCGAAATGAAGCGCATCCAGGGCTTCGGCGACGACTACGTGCTGGTCGGGACCTCGGAAGAGCAAAAGAAATACCTCGGGAACGCGGTAGTAACCCAGGTAGCAACCGCATGGAGCGAAGCCGTGGCCGCAGCACTCGAAAGAACAGAAACCAGCCGCACAGCAGCATAAATAAAATACAACCATGAAAATCACAATCGAAAGCACCGACAAAATCGTCTATCTCAACGGTATTCCAGCCCGTATATGGGAAGGAGAAACCGCATCCGGAATCTGCGTCCATTGTTTCATCACCCGAATCGCCGTAAGAAAGGACGAACCACGAATCGAGGAGTTCACGGCGGAACTGGAAGAAACCGTCGCCCCGAGTCCGGAAATCGCTGTTATTCCTGCACGTCTGATCTTATGACACCCTCGCAAATCAAGGCGGCGCAACTATGCCGCCGCATGGTCCAGCAAGCCAAGGTACCGCACCAGCTCCCGAAGCAGCCGACCGAGGTCGAGCGGCGCATGGCGGACACGGCAGTCGATATGCTCGTATTGATCCAAATGCTACCTTATATCATGGGAGATCTCCGAGAAGCCCTGGAAGCGTCCGGTCAGTATCGCCACGAGATCAAGCGCCGCCATCGGCAGATCGAGGAAATTATTTTTACCGTGGCCGAACCGGCCTACCGGATATTTGCCAGGTTCAATCCCGAAACGGCCCGGGGCTTCCTCGACCGAGTAGATGACCTATATTTCCGCATAAAAAGCGGGTACGGACTGCACGGTGTCGAAGGGGCTGTCTCTCTCCTCGACGCTGCATGTCGGCTGATCGAACGCTACAACCACCAACTCGAACGGACCTATTATTTTGAACACGCAGACCCGCTCTACAAAATTCCGCGGATGCTCGACTGCATCCCCGGCGAACGGCGCGACATGACCACACAGATAGCGGAAACCCTACAAACCAACAACACCCATGAAAGAAAATGATTTTCTCTCATTCCTCCGAAAGAGGCTCAAAAGAGGCCGCATTATAGAATCTGGAGGAAGCCGGTGCGACAAACTATTCCCCCGGAGCGTTATTTCGTCGCTGGGGGATTTACGACATGTCCCGACTATCGGATTCCCTGCCATTACGTTTCCCGTTATAGACATCACAGACGTAATGGCCCACCTTTCAGCATTGGCCGCCACCGCAAGATCAATAGCTCCCACCATGCAAGAATTTACAGACGCCGTACCGGCACTCCAAGGGCTACCGTGTTATTATCCACCACTCCGGCCCCGCCCCCGGCCGAAGCCGCGTAGGTCCCGGGCCAGGCATCGGCCGACCAGGTTACAGCGCCGCCGAGGACGCCAGGCGAAGCGCAAAACGCGAAAATAGGTAGATATATAACGCGCGAATATAGCTTTTTACAGAAAATCGACCTACAACAACCTACACCGCTAAAAATCAACAAGATGAAGCAAAACAACAAACCTACAACCGACCTACAACGACCTACACACAAACCTACATTTTGATACTACAACCTACAAACCTACAAAACACATTATCACAAAACATTGATTCATAGCATTGTAGGTCGTGTAGGTTGTGTAGGTCGAAAAAACATATCACTATGATAGAAATTGAAGAAATAACCCCGGAAGAACTCGAAATCTACACGACTCGACTCGTGCCGAGGTTATTGCGCGTTGCTCCCTATCGCTGGACCCGCATCGACGCCATCGCCAAGGAGGTCGGCCGGTTCATAGATATTTGCCAATGCCTCTCCGATCACGGTTTTTTCAATGATCCCGACGGCTGGCTAATCCTCGAAATTTACAAGGATTCCCTCGTGCGTCTCGACCCTATGTACGTGAGAACACGAACCGCAAATCCTTTACGACTATGCAAATAAAATTCAGACCCGACGACCAACTCTCCTACGACTACCTGCGCTACCTTTTCGACGCCCGCCCAGGAGAGCCGATCCGCATCACTCTCACCAACGACTTCGGCCGCATGGCCGTAGGACTCTACAAAGTCAGCGACAAACCCGACGACCACCCGGACGACCTGCTGACCGCTACGCTCGTACTCCCACGCCACCAGACAACCTACGCCGCAATGACCCGGTATATCTACTTCACCAACGTAGACACCAAACGGCTCAACATGATTTTGGACGCGCTGTTCAACATCGACCTGGACACCTACTACCTGCAAGGCATCCAGGCCGGAATGCCGAAGCGAGATATCATCGAAGCATTCGTCGTATCGCGGCGCCTCGTATCCGCCGACTACGCCGACACGCTGAATAAACGGACCTATCGAACATCGCTATCCGCAATCCGCCGAAAGGCTGATATTATCCTTCGAAAAGCCCGCTACCATTTCAGCCAGATAGAACCGCCAACTCCGCCGAAAAAGTAGTCGTCGCGCCCCTTATTAAAATATTTTAATTTGCATCACGATTTTGTCAATTTAACTGCCAAAAAAATGCCACAGAAATTTATCGCCCGGATCGGAGTCAAAGCATGGAACGACACATCCGGATTTTTCCAGGAACTGCCGCTTTCCAAAACAAGCCCGCGGACAATCGACATTACATCCAAAGAGGATGACAACGGTCTCTATTGGAACACGAAGGTATCGGCGAAACTCTTAAACGACGTACCCCTTCTGCATGATCCGTGCATTATAAAGGTGCGCCTCCGCGACTCGTTTTATATCATCGGCACGGAGGATATGCCGGCCCGGCCTTTGATAAAGGAGGGCGATCTGCTCGAATTTACCGTCGAATACAAAACAAAATCCCACCCAAAAGCTACTAAAAAGGTCCTTTCTATCGCGCCCGACTGCGAGTAAGTTTGCGAAAAAGATCGCAAATGTTTCGCATCCCGACAACTGAAAACACCCTCCATCTCCTATCTGACGTGCGCCGGGGGCAATGGTTCGTACATGACTACGAATCGTTGCTTCCGGTGGCGTTATCGTTTTTACGCGGTGAGAAAATCCCCGAAGCTGCTATTCGCCCGGTGTTCGAATTTTCCACCTCCGAAGCACAATTCTCCGCTGCAATAGGCAGCGAAGCCAAAACCAAGCAGGTCGCCGTTATTCCGATCATCGGAACTATCACCAAATACGACTCGTGTTTTACCACCGGCGCTATCACTTATGCCAGGGCGATTTTGACCGCTGCTAACCACTCGGAGGTTGGGGCAATCGTTCTCGACATCGACTCCGCCGGCGGCGCGGGTAATGCTATTTCCGTGCTCAAAGAAGCGATCCACCATGTGCAGTCCCTCGGCAAACCGATTATCGCGCATGTCGATTGCTGCGCCTCCCTGGCATATTGGGCCGCTTCGCAATGCGACGCGATTTTCTGCGACAATCTCCTTTCGACCGTCGGGTCAATAGGCGGTCTTTACCAGATCGTAGACGACACAGGAAAAATGGAGAAGGAAGGCTACACGGTTATCACGGTCTACGCCGACGAGAGCACCGATAAAAACCTCGACTACCGCATGGCCCTCGAAGGGGATAACACTCTGCTGAAAAAAAATCTTTCCTACAACGTCGCACAATTCCACCAAGACGTGAAAGCCGGCCGACCCGACATCAAGGAGGACGCCGCCCGCCGAGTCACCGCGCGCGCGCTCTCACCCGCCCCC